CTAAGTAATCGGGTCCATGGTCAGACCGAAGTCCCGTTCAAGGTGGTAGGCTCGCCCGTGGACCACCCCAGACCCCAAGGCGATGGTGAGCTTTCGGGACAGGACGTCACGCTCCCACTGACCCGCCTGTGGGCCCACGGCACGGGCCAGTGCCTCCAGCCTGGCCACCTCGCTCGCACCGCTGGAAACGGCGGCCGTGTAGCGGCGCTGTGACTTGGCAGTGACGCTCCCCATCTGCACGCAAATGTCAAAGCACAGGGCCAGACCCCGCTCGGAGGTAAAGCCGAACTCCCTGACGTACTGCACCGCCAGCCGCCAGTACGGCTCTTCGGCTGCCTTGCGTTGCATGGCCTGATAACCCGGCTCGGCCGCCAGGTTGCGGAATACTTGCACCCAGTGCGGGAGCAATCGGTGCCCGCCGTCCTGGCGGTCGGCCCACCAGCGGACGGCCTGGGCGGGCGGCATATCGCAGACTGCCATCAGATCCGCCGACAGGTCGGTTACGCCACGGCTCAGGACGGGCACCGAGCAGCAGCGTTTGAACGTCTCGGGGCCGTTCTTTTGCATGGCCTTCAGCAGGGCCTGCAAGGTGCCCTGGCCAAAATTCCATTGGAGAAACCCGAAGCTGACGCCCTGGCCGTCAAAATTGCCGCTCAGGGCGCCGTAGCCGCCTCCCTCGAAGGCGGCAGTCACTGCAAAGCATTTCTCTTGGGTGGTCATCAGATCCTCCGCGGGTCTGCAAACGCGTAGAGGACGGCATAGGCGTCCTCGTATGCGGCATCAGGGTAAAACGAGCGCTGAACGAAGGCCTTGACCTCCTCGCCCCACGGGATCTCATTGACCCCATTGGTGTCGGCAATCCAGCGTTTGCCATCGGCCTGGAACTCGCAGACGCAATGCGACCACGGGCCAGCGCTGATGAGCACCCACATGCGGGCATGCGGGTCTAAATCGAACAGGGACGCCTTGGAGTGGGCGGCCACGTCGTCGCAGTCCAGGCCAGCCAGGTCGCCGAGCCGTCCGTTGACCCGGCACCACTCCACCCGGCGCGGGTCCTCGGTGTAATCGACCTTCCCGCCCCACGGATCAGCCTTATAGGCGGCCGAGAGTTGCGTGACAACCCGTCGCAACTCGGCCACGCTGCGGACCTGGGGGACGGGAAGCATCTGCCCAGGCCAGAACGACGACCAGCCAGCGGATAGGAAGTCCCGCACCGGCCACCAGGCGCGGGATAGCAGACCCAAGGGCGTCACGTGGTGCCGCCTGCCGGCGGGTCGCCCGGCATCTTGGCATCCGGCTTGACGGCCTGTGCTGCCGCCCCGGCGAGCTGGGCCAGCAGGGTCAGTGCCTGCTGCAACAGATCGGCCTGGGCTTGGTGCTGCTCCTTGCTGGGGGCGTCAAAGGCCTTCTTGGCCAAGCCAACCAACGCATAGCCCCCCGCCAGCAGCGGCACAGCCGCAACGGCGAAGGACACAACATCGAACGTCATGAAAATGGCTCCTTTACTGGTTTCCGAACTTGCTCTTGATGGCGGACCATGCCGCAGGAATGCCGAGCGGGAGGAATGCGAGAATGCGCTTGAACAGCGCCCACTCCGTCTCCAGCCGTGTGAGGCGGCCATCAGACTTGGACTGGGCCTTGTAGTGCTCGTCTCGATAGGCGTCGATCTTGGCTTCGATTCGCTCGTGCCAGTCATCGGGCCAATCTGTTCCATCGGGCTTCGTGGTCATGTGGTGCATCTCCCGGTCGGCCGGCTCCTCCGGCGCATAGCAAAAGGCCCCGTCATGGCTGACGGGGCTGTTTGGGCTTGTGGTTAAGCGGCTATGATCTGGGCCTTGATGGCCTCAATCTCCTCTTGGATGGCGGTGGTGTCCTCGCCCATCTCGACTGCAGCTGCCCGCTCGTTGACGAGGATCCCAAGTTGCTGACGCAGTTCCTGGACATTCACAACAGGAGTAGGCTCGACAAAGGTGAAAATACCGTTGGCATCCACGACAGCACGGCCACAGCACCTGATCATTTCCCGCGCCGTATCGGTATCATCGCTGACCCACATGAATTGCAGAGCACTCTCGTCGGCGTCTGGGAATAGCTGCGGTTTCCTGAACTCCCGCCAATGGGCCAACCCGTCATCAAGGGAGTGGACCCATGACAACAAACCAGTGTTATCAATGACAACACTGCCTTTAGTCACAATCAGCATATTACGTTCCTTCGTCTACATTGCGATTACGACGGCTGTCAACTGCACATAACCAGGCGACGACGATGCCTGAATGTGCAAATTGAACGTCGATCCTGAGTAAGAAGCGCCATAAAGGCCTACTGTTCCTTGGCCGCCGTCAAAGTTGTACCCGGCGCCTGCCGTGTATGGCGGATTTACCACATTCACAGAGCCAATCATACTTACAGAGCCAGTTGTGCCACCAACCGTGATAATGTTAAACCCGGTGGATGGTGAATAGGTGAATACGCCAACGGGCCGCTTATAACTGGAATGTGGGTTATACACAATCCCAAAGAATGACGTTTTGCCAGTGCCAACGTTAAGTGACATCAGGGTTTGTCCGTTGCCACCAAGGTATGTGGCTGTATCTGTCGCTGAAACCATCACAGGAGTACCCCCGGCAGACGGTTTCGCCAAAGCAGATAGGAAAAATGGAAGTGAGTTGAACATCGCTTACGCCTCCTGAGCCGCTACAGCCGTGCAGCGGTTTGATCCGTCGAACGTGTAGGTGTAGCGAGCGATGGTCAGCCCGCCGATCTTCACGGCAAGGCTATCGATGAGGTCGGTGCTGACCGTGTAGACGCCCACCAGCACGATCACGGTGCCATCGGCCAGCGTGATCGTCTTGGTGGCCCGTGTCTTACCAGCTGACGGCGTATCGGCGGCATAGGCCGTCGTCTCTGCCACCGGGACCAGCCCGGCGGTCAGGGCGTCGATGCTGGCTGTCCCATTGGTCGACGGCGCCGCGGGCTCCGTATTGGGTGGGTGGGCGACGACCTGGAACGTCGGCGTCACCCCCGCCTGAAACACCACCCGCCCATCAGTGGCGATCGTGCAATTGCTGACGGCCGACAGGTCCGCTTGACGGCATTGATACTTGGGTTGGCCTGATGCCGCCCCAGCCAGCGAGACATACACATACAGGCCATCGGTATAGCCAAGGTTGGGCGTGATGCCTGTCGGCACGATCTGAACGGCGTTCTGCGCACCGCCCAGGGCCACGCTGATTTCGGCGCCGGCCTTGCTGGTCCCATTCGGACCACGGAAGGCCAATGCCATGTACTTGGTCTGGCTGGCCGTCATGGACCCGCCTGTGCCAGCCGTGCAGGCAAACTCGGACGACAACGGCGCCGACAGCTTGAACTGCTGGTGGGCGGCGTCGTGGTCTTCGGCGAACGCCTTGAGCTTGTTATCGTTGCCACCGACCGCAGCGGCGTCAAATGACGTACCGCCTCCAATCGTGGCGAGTGGTTGGACTTGTTTGGACATGGTTCCTCCTACCTGGCGACCGCTTCCCAGGCGATGCGGCCGTTGATGGGTGTCCCGTCATGCAGGACCAAAGCGACGTCAAATCCCGTCGTCGTGATGTTGCGGATGCGATACCGGACGTCCTGTTCGGCGTTCCATTCCGGGGTGACCTGGATCAGCGGCGCCTGGGTGAACGGGACCGAGAAGGGGATCGTGTTCCAGCCGACCGAGGGCTCTGCATGGCCGGCATCCCGAAACCGCGGCCCCTTGATGGCCCAGGTCAGGCCCGACAGGTAGCAAGGGTCATAGCCGGCCTGCGGTACCGTGATCAGCACCCGGACGTAACGGATGGGCAGGCGGACAGTGGCCATGGTCGCCCCGGTCTGCTCACCCTCCCAAACCCACCAGTCGGTGCCGTTGGTCGACCAATGGACCTCCAGCGTCGGATTACCGGCGAGAAACGCCCCCAGGGCCGTGAAGGTCAGCTCCCCGTGATACACGGCCCCGAGGTCGATGACCTGCGTCAGGTAGTGCCAGGGGCCGAGCCATTGGGAATCCCAGACGCCGGTATCCCAGGTCATCGACGCTTCGGCTTGGATCCATGTGATACCGGCCTTGGGCCAGAGCTGGCCGCTGTCGGCATTGACCTCGCAATCCACCTTGGTCCCGGCCCAGCCGCCGTCCGTGGACGCCGTGGCAGAGGCGTAGGTCGCCGCCGCTCGGGTCAACAGGTTCATCTCGGCGTCGACGGCCTGTACGGCATCCACAAGGGAGTTGTGGTCGTTGTCAACGACGGTCGCCCCGTCGTTGACTTTGTAGAGCTTGCTCAGATCAGACATGGCGATCAGCTCGGGTTCTGGTACAGGATGGAGAATTGGCCCGTCACCGTGTCATCCGCCGTCTTGTTGATGGTGTCGGGCCAGCGGTTGAAGGCGTAGCCGGTGCCGGCGGCGTTGGTGGCGAAGTTGGCCCCCAGGGCCCACTCGGTCCACGAGCCTATGCCCTCGTCCGGGGGGATGTACCAGTAAAAGGTGCCCTTGCCCGTGGACGTTGCCTTGCGCTTGACCAGCGGGGCCCGATACCCCTCGATCTGCAGGGCCGTCCACGTCGGGTCGGTCGGCAGCGTCCCGGTGCCGGCGATGATATGGCTAATGCCCAGGCCGGCGGCGTTGGCAGCCCCGATCAAGTCGTCCCGGTGCTTGTTGAAAACCCAGTTGAAGACCCGGTTACGGCCCTTGCGCCGGTTGGCTGCAGGGTTGTGCTTGGCGAACACCGCCCGCAGCTCCGGATCGTCGGACGGGCAGCCGGCGAACTCCGCATTGCGGGTGCAGGTTGCCAGCAGCGGGCACCCCGCATCAATGCAGCCTTTGAAGCTATTCTTACGCCGGTCCCATTCGACCCAGATAGCCGGCTCGGTCCGCCCAGATTGCCGGTGCAGACGGTGGCCGTCGCCCCGGGTGATCGTGATAACTGCCATGGTGTCTCCCTCTTGCCGGTCAGCCGGCAAAAAAGAAGGCCCCGCCGAAGCGGGGCATGGCATCGAGAGGCTACCAGGGGAGAACGGCGGGTACCGGCTCCGTGACCGGGACGGTGGCGTACAGGGCCCGGCCGTATGCGGCCGACCCATAGAGCCACGGCGGCAGGAAGTCGGGCCCCAGGGTGGAGGCGTCCAGGCTGGTGATGACGTGGATGGGGTCTTCACCATCGATGTCGGCAGCCGTCGTCAGGCGGTCCAACAGCTCGACAAAGGTCAGCACCTCGCCACCGTCCATGTCGGGGATGGTCGTCAGCTTCTCCGGCGTCTCCACGACGTGCGCCCGATCCTCACCGGCCTGTATCAGTTCCAAGGGCTGATCCTCTCCCCAGTCAAGCCGCTTGCTCTCAGCGATCAGCCTGGCAATGAAGTCAGCGACCCCGTGAATGGTGCTGCCGGCCGTGATCGTGTAGTCGTAGATATCGCCGTTGAAATGCTGGAAATCCACGTCGGTGATGTAGAAGTCCTGATCGACCGCATCTCGGGTGACGTGTATACCGACGACCTGGCCCGGGGCGTAGCCATCCACGCCGGTTTTCCAGCGGGCCTGCAGCTTTGTGTTTCCGAACTCACGGCAGATGGCCTCAGCCTTGTCGGCCGCCTGGTCCATGGACGTGATGTCCTCGTCCTTCTCCTCCCAGTACCGCCACCCGGCCCGCTCGCCGGTTTCGCCCGTGAGCGCCTTGATGGCCTCGATAGACGCCCCGTCCGTCGCCAGCCCCCAGACGGGCACCGGCTCGTGATAGGTGGCCTCGATCGCCGCTCCGCTGCCCGGGACGTTGGTCGTGAACCACTCCAGCAGCCAGTATTCTGGCGACAGCACGCAATCGACGTGGGCATTGTCAGTGCCCTTGTAGCCGACGATCTGGGTGACACCTGCCACCTTGACCAGGCAGCCCGCCACGGGCAGCTTCATCGACAGTTCGTAGATGCTGGCGTTGATGCTCTTGTCCGCCAAGCCGGCGTAGAGTGTCGTCGCCGTGCCGGTCGATGTGTTGGCCAACAGCGTCCACGTCCGGCCGGAATAGGCACCGAAGGTCCCGCCCTTGATTTCATAGCGGGCCCCGCCGCCGGCCTTCAGGACTACACGGACGGCATAGCTGGTCTCCAGGGCCGTCGTGAAGCCGACCAGCGCAACCTTGACGCCGTTCTCGACAATGTGGACCGCGCCCGCCTCGAACAGTACGCCGTGCAGGCAGTCGGTAATGTCCACGCCCAAGCCGTCGAAGAACCCGGCGATCATGGAGCCGTTGGCGTGTATCAGCAGGTCAGCGAGGACGTACAGACCATCCTGGCGAATGCCGGACTTTTTGGAGACCAGCCCGACCTGCCCCCAGGCCCCCGGACCGGTGCCGACGAGTTGGCAGGCCCCCAGCTTGTAGCCGAAGTTATCAACGACCAGGTACCCGTCAGCCGAGTTGAACGGCAGTTTCCCGGCGTCGGACTGGGCCGGCGGGCTCGGGTTGGGGACGTCATGCTCAGTCCAGACGGCGGACTGCGGCTTGTAGTCCGTCGCCGGGGCGAACCGATCGAACACAATCGGGTTGCTGTCCGTGCTGTAGGGCCGCCGGGACAGTCGGCGCTTGGCGGTGATGCCGTCCCCGGTGAATGTGTCCGTGGTGGTGTCGTCGGACATGGCATCCTTGCCACGGACCATGACGACGTTGCGGATCGCCGTGTCATCCCATGTGACTTCCAGATCCTCGAAGTTGCAGCTCGTGTCCGTCAGGTCTTCGGGGGCCGGCGTCTCGCCCTTGGGCTGGAACACCAGCCGCTTGTAGGCGTCTACCTCCCAGTGCCAACCAAGCTTGCCGGCAAGGCCCTGGATCAGCTCCAAGGGGTACCCCTTGAAGGCGAACACCGGCAGCTCGGGGCCGTCCTGGACCAAGCTGGTGTCGATGTCCGGGTTGTACCGGGCGACGGCCTGGCGGATGGAGGCCCCGGCCGACTGCACGGGGAAGCGCATGGCGATGGGGTGCCGCTGCAGCAGGTGGGAGAACCCACCGACGCTGACGGTGTAGGCGACCTTATAGGCCCCACGCCCATCCCGCCGCTTTACGGCCGACTGGACCACCCCACCGAAGACCCGGGCGCCGCTGGCCCGCTCGATCACCACTTCGCTGTGACCACGGGGCCGATAGTCGAACGAAACGAACTCGGCCGTATTGGGCTCCCGATCGTTCTTCGTGACATGCAGCGAAGGACGCTCCAGGGCGCCGCCGAGGTCGTTCAGGTCCGTGTCGTTGATGAGGATGAATGCCATGCAAAAAGGCCGCCCGTAGGCGGCCCTGCAACGGCTGCTATTTGCGACACTCTTTCAGTGCTGCCGTGAACCCGTCAGGCCGCCATCTGCCAGCCTTGTAGTCCTCACTTTCCAACTCAAGCAACCGCGGGTCCATTTGCCCCTTTATGCGTTGAAATGCGCAATAGCAGTCATCAAGCGAAATTCCGTCCTTGATGCAGCCCAACGTCACGTTAAACGAGGCGTTTTGCAGCGACTGCTGTTCCGCTGGTGTGGGTCCGCACCCGACGAGAAGGCCGCTTAAGGCGATGATAGTTAGACGGCGCATGGTGCCCTCCCAACCGCCATCATATCAGGCTAGAAATTGCTCGACGGACCACGCCGACGGAAGTTGTCATCCCGGATGCGGTCCATCCGGCGAACCAACTGGCGCAACTCCGCGTCGGTGCCAGTGAACCCCTGGGGAAGCTGGATGTAGGTATCACCGTAGCTCACCACGGTTCCGCCGCCTGGTGACAGTCGGCCAGCCAGGACATCGGCGGCAATCTGTGCCGGCGGACCTGGTGGGGCTACAAATTCCCCCCTGGTAAGCCTGGCCGGCACCTTGTCGACGCCGCTCGGTCCATCGACCCATCCGCCGGTAGCGAAAAGCCGGATGCCGTGAGACGCCGCATAGGCGGCCCCTTCTGCGGTGAAGCTTCCCGCTTGCCCCGCCGGAGCTGATCCGGCCCCAAGCGCGCCCCCTCCCCCCGATGAACCGCCACCGCCAGACGACCCATTTCCGCTGATGCCGGAGGATGCGGACTGTCGGGCCCTGGCGGCAGCCAGAAGCTTGTCAAGTTGCCCATCAAGCTCCTTGTTGAGTTTGACCTGTGCGGTGATCTGCTCATCGATCTGCCGCATGGCCTCGGTGTGTGCCCGACGCCGCTCCTCCAGTTCGTTGGCGATGCGGGCCAAGCTGTTGTCATAGTTCTCCTTGGCCTTCTTTTCTTCCTTGTCGAGGTCCGCCATTGCCTCCTTGTGGGCATCCTGGCGGGCTTTGGCGGCCTTGTCGATCGTGTCGATTTGGCTCTGAAGGTCGGAACGCTCCTTGGCGCCCTTCTCCTCCAGCTCCTTGATACGGTTCGTCTTCTCCTCTTCGACGGAGAGCTGTTTCTCTTCGACCCCTTCGGCCCGGATCGCTTTGATTGCATCGCCTTCGTCCTTGAGGGACTTTGCGATCTGCTCCCGGAGCTTGCCGATGCGTTCGGCGTCGGCCGCCTCCTCGTCGTTGAAGCGCTTGATCAGACCCTGGCGTTGCTGCCGCCGCTTCTCTTCGGCATCGGCATAGTCGTCCTTGACCTTGGCGATGTCGAGCTGTGCATTGCGCTCAATGGAGACACGCTTTCCGGCATCGTCTGTCGCACCAAGGTCCCAGTTTTCCAGCTCCTTGGCCTTGTCCTTCAGCAGACCATCCAGCTCGTCGCTGATGTTCGCGTTGAGCTTGCCGAGTGACTTGCCGAGCCTGGCGCCCAAGGCCTCGTATTGCCTATCCAGGTCGGCCTTTTCCTCCGGCGTGATGGATAGCGGATCGAGTGCCCCCCGCTTCAGTCGTTCGGTGACCTGGGCAAGCTGTGCCTCATCGGCACCCCGCAGCATGTCCGCCTTGATGGCGGCCGGCAGGCTGGCGGCATTGATCTTCTCCCGGGTCTTGTCGAAATTCTCGGCAATACTCTTGGCCGTAGCGTTCGTGGCGCTGTTGAAATCCTGGTTGAACAGGGTTAGTTGTCCCTGGAGGGCGGCCAGCCTGCCTTTTTGGTCATCAACGAACCCCTGAACGATGTCGGTTCGCTGGCCGTTGCTCTGGAGGGATTTTAGGCGTGCCTCCAGCCGCGCCAGTTCCTTCTCCGCTTCAATGATCTGGCCCTCGGTCGCCTTGGTTTGCTGGCGGGCAGTGACCGCCCGTGCCAACTGCTGCGGATCGACACCGGATTCAAGTGCCTTAGCTTTGACGATTCCGGCCTTCTGGTCCTCATTGTGGATGGTGTCTTTTTCGAGCTCATCGGCGACCTGAATGGCCTGCTTCTGCAGAGGCGTACCGCTGATGCTGTCAACGGTCTGTTTGAAATCCAGGATGGCCCGACGGGTAGCGTCAATTTTGCTGGCGTACTCCATGACGGCCGCCACGCCCTTGCCAACCAGCGATACGGAGCCGGCGATGGCTCCAGCCCAGCCAGCCGGACCAGCAATGACGCCAGCGGCAATCCCAGCAGCGTCACCGACGAAGCCCAGTGCCTTGCCGAACTGGTCTGTTTGGTCTGAGGCCCTCGTGTCGCCAGCATTGCGCATGGCCGACGACACGTTGTTGACGCCCTGCACCACCGATCCGACCACGCTCGACACAGCATTCAGGGCGTTCTGGAAGTCCTTGACGCCGCCTGTTTCGACGGCAAACCCCACCTGCACCTTGGCATTGGTCAGCGCCGCCTTGGCATCCGCCAGGCGCTTGGCCGCGTTGATCTGATCAACGGTGGAGGCGTGGTATCTGTCCGCCTCGGCCTGGGCGGCCGTCACGGCAAGCTGGAGGCTCTGGAGGGTCAGCCGTCCCTTTTCGGCGGCATAGTCCTGCTCGCTGATGATCCCCCGTTGCTTCTTGACCTCCAGGGCGGCCAACTCGGCATCAATCCCCCGTTGCGTGGCCTCCCGGTTCGCCTGCGCCGTAGCCTCGGTCAGCCGCAGTGCTTCGGCGGCATCCTTGCGGCCATCGGCAGCACGGCGGGCCTTGACCTGCTGAGCCTTGGTGTCGGCGCTGGCCTGGGCGTTCTCCCGCTCCTTGGTGTCCTGGCCGTACCGCTCGACCTGATCACCTAGGAACCGCTGCTCCAGGCCTTCCACGATACGGAGCTGCTGGTTGCGGAACTGGGCATAGTCGGCATAGCTGGCCTTGCCCTGGGTGACCTCGTCCTCTTTGGCGGCGATGGCGGCCTCAGCGGTGGCCCTGACTGACTGGATTTCATGCTGCCGGCGTGCGTCGTCGAGGGCCCGCAGATCCTTGTCCAGGCCGTAGGCGGCATCGGCCTGGGCCTGCTGGTTGGCATCGGCGGCCAGGGTAATCTTGCCGTCGACGTCGGCCCGTTCCTTGCTGCCGGGCTTGGTCTTGGCGCCGATCGCCGCCAGGTTCGCCAGTATGCGATCGGTCGTGGTCTGGCTCAGATCTTGCAGGCTGGTGTAGTACGTGGTGGCCGAAAGTTGGCCGTCCTTGTACTGGGTATCGAGCGCCTTCTTCTGGCCGGCGGCCAGCTTCTCGGCCTCCTTGATTTCGTTCTCCCGGGCCTCTTTGAAGGCCTGGAACTCTTCGCGGGCAGCCTTGTCCGCAGCGGAATGACCGCCGCCGCTGTGACGGCCTGACGGGATGTCGTAGGAGGCACTGCCGGAATAGCTTGCGCCAGTCGGAGCAGTCGCCTTGATGTCTGCTGCCTTGGGCGCCGCCAGCAGCGCCTTTTGGGCCTGCTCGGCACCACTGAGGCGACCACGGGCCGATGCAAGCTGGGCGGCGATTTCGTTTTGGCGTGCGGCAGAACGCTGCTGAACGCCGGGCAGGATCGAGTTTTTCTCGACCTCCCGTTCCTCGAATAGCTGCCCGGACAGATCGGCCACATGCAGGCGTGCCGCCCCGACTTCAGCCTGAGCGGCGCTGATGGCGGAACGCCGAAGACGGTCATAAGCGGCGGTCTTCTGGTCGATGACGGTAATCGCCGCCGCATGCCCCTGGGCGACTTGGTCGATGCTTGCCCGCAGCCCGGGGTTTAGCTTGTTGAGTTGGTCTTGGATGTCGTGCAGCCGCTTCGTCTCGGCGACCGTGCGGTTTTTCTTCTGGGCGAGGGACTCCAGTTCCGTGGCCAGGGCCTTGGTTTGGCCAACGGCGGTTTCCTGCTTGATGGTCAGATCGGTCAAGGACAGCAGGCTATCGTGCTGTGCCTTGTCCAGGTTCGCCAGCGCTTCCTGTTCTTCAGCCTGGGCCGTCGTGACTGCCTCATACCCGACGACCAGCGCCGTAAGGGCAATCAAAGCGATGCCAATGGGCCCGGACACGGTGGCCGTGAGCGCCGCTCCAATCGTGCGGATGCCGGCGGCCATTGCCGGGGCCTCAGTCGACAGCACCACCATGGTGTCCCGGTAGAGCTTGATACCGCCCGCCGACACACCGGCCGCCACACCAACCGATGCGATGGCGCCACCGACGACGACGCTGCCGGCGACGAGCCCTTGCATGACAGGGCCCGACTGGTTGAAGACGGTCAGCATCCCGGTCATGACCTTTGCGACCGTCACCAGACCGGGGGCGAACTGCTCGCCCAGCGCCAGCCGGGCACCATCGGCGGCGGACTTGAGCTGTGTCAGCGAGCCCTGCAGGCCGCTGTTCATGGTCTCCGCCATTTCCTTGGCGGCCCCGTCCGAGTCCCGCATCTTCTGGATCAGGGCGTCAAAGGCGGCCGGCGACTGCCGGACCGTGTTGACCAGGGCGCTGACGGCGGAAACACTCTCCAGGCCGAAGATGGATTCGAAAATCTTCGCCTGGCTGATTTGGTTGTATTTGGCCGTGGTGGTGGCCAGATCCTTGATGATGGCGTCGAATGACCGCATCCGGCCGCTGGCATCGGAAATCTTCAGGTCGATGTCCTTGATGACCTGGGCCGACTCCCGCGACGGGGCTTGCAACTTCAGGAGGGCGGACCGGATCGAGGTACCGGCCTGCTCGCCCTGGATCATCGAATTACCGAGGTGGGCCAGGACGCCCGCCATGACTTCAAATTGCTGGTTGGATGCCGCTGCGACAGGGGCGATGTATTTGAAGGACTGCCCCATGCCGACGACATCAGCGGCGCTCTGGTTGGCGGCCTGGGCCAATACGTCCGCGAAGTGGGAGGTTTGCCCCATCGCCTGACCGAAACCCCGGACGGTGCCGGCGGCAATCTCGGACGCCTGGCCCAACTGCACACCGGCAGCCGCGGCCAGGGCCACCGTGCCCGGCATGGCGTCCAGGCTTTGCTGTGCCGTCAGACCGGCCTTACCCAGCTCGAAAAAGCCTTCGGCCGCCGCTTGGGCGCCACCCTTGACCAGTGGGGCAAACCGCTGGGCCGACGCCTTGATGCGGTTCAGTTCCTCGTCCGTGCTGCCGGCGACGGCCTTGACGCCCAGCAGCGTCTGCTGGAAGTCGGCAAAGGCACCGGCAGACGTGCCGATAATCCCTGCGGCAGCGGCGAGAGACACCGTCGAAGCGACGGCCACACGGTTGATGGACTGTTCCCGCTTGGTCGCCTCCTGAGCGGCGATCTGCTCCCGCTTTTGCGCCTCCTCCTTCTCGATGGCGGTAAGCTGGGCCTCGTGGGCTGCAGCAAGCTTGGTCAGGGCCTCGATCTGCTTTTGCCGGCTGGCACCGCTGGTCCGGATGGCCAGTTCGGAATCGGCGGCCTCACGCTGCGCCACGGCAATTCGGTACTGGGCCCCCTGCATCGTGTACTGGTTGTACCGATCCTGGATGCCGGCGACGCCACGGGCGAAGGCTTGTTCCTGCTGTTGCTTCTCGGCTACCTCGCGCTGCTGGATGGCCTTGCGCTTGGCGGCGACGTCGTTGGCGTAGGCGACCTGCTTATCCGCCTCCTCCCGGGTGATAGCCGTAATGCGGGCCTCTGTGGCCGCCGCCAGCTTCTCCAGGGCCTTGATGGTCTCCTGGCGGGTGCCGTTGGATTCCAGAATGGCCCGCTCGGTCTCCTTGGCCTCCTTCTCAATCTGCTGGACACGGTAGGCCGAACCGCTCATCGTGGCCCGGTTCCAGTCGTCCTGAACCTTGGCCATGATGGCGGTGAGCCCTTGACCCATCGTGCGGGATGACCGCTCGACGGACGTCAGGCTCTTTTCGGTCTTCGCTACCGTGGCCTCGAAGTTCGCCACCGTCCCGGCCAAGCGCTGGAACGCCTGAATGGCCGGGTCAAGTGCGACCTCAAGGGGTAGCTGGATTCCGTTTTCCATCAGTCAGTGTCTCTGTCCTTTTGCGGCTTGTAGCGCTTGGGCTCACTGGCGTTCCATGAGCTGGTGTTGTGGTGGGCGATGGTCTCCCAGAGGGAAAGCGCATCGCCAAAGGGCATGCGGGCGAGGCGTTCGACGGTGTAGGCACCTTTGGCGGCCAGAACGACAGGCCAGAACACTTGATCGGTCAACCACGCCTGGCTGCTCCAAAAGCTGCCATCTGGTGGGCGTTGGTCCCTTTCCCGGTCGTATCCGTAGATCAGGCGCTGACGCTGGCGCCAGGCGTATTCGGCGTATGTTCTCGTCCGGACCCGGCCCAGATACGGGTCAGATATTCCCCCGCCTGGCTGCTCCTTTCCGATTGGTAGATAGACGTCAGCAGCTCGGTCAGCTCATCGGGGTGAGCCGAGGCCACGGCCATCGCAGACAGGGCGCCCGTCATGCGGTCCGTGGTCTCGTCGTAGGTGGCGAACATGAGGCCTACGGCGCCGTAGAACAGCCGTTCCGCCTCCGACAGTTCGAAGTCGATCGGCCGAACGGCGCCGATGATCACCAGGGCGGCTTGCCGCAGCAATTCCGGGTAGTCCTTCAGCGGCATCCCCATGAGGGCCACCCCGAGGGGCTTCACGACCCTATCAGTACCGGTGATCTTTCCGTCGTCGTCCTTGACAGGCTCGTCCACCTCAACGGAGACGGCCTCCGAGAACTCCATGAGGGCTTTCCCCAGGCGGGGCAGCGCCAGGCCGCTGATACGCGGCACTTGGCGCTGCTTGCCCAGGAACGTGATGGTTTTCGGTTCCATGGGCTACTCCGTTACGCTGCCAGGTAGTCGAGGTTCCATTCGTCATCGACCTCGAACGAGTAATCCATGGCGCCGTCCGCCCGGGTGTCGTCCGACAGGACGAGCAGCTCCAGGGCGAGCAGGGATTCGTTATCCCCGAACTCGACCCCGGATTCGCCCTGGTTCGCCACCCGGCCGGCATAGATGGTGGCCTTCTGGCCGCCACGGTTCTTGCCCAGGATCAAGATGGCGGGCTGCAAGACCTCCATGTCATCGGAGCCAACCTTGATCTTGAAGCCGTTCGTCGTGAGTTCCACGGCCGTGTTGGGCTGACCGAGGGCCAACTGGGCGTTGGTCGCGGTGACCTGCTGCAGCGACGTCCGGATGATGGTTTCCGTCTCGTCAGGCAAAGCGTCGATAGGCGACCGCTTCTGATCGGCCTTGCGCTTCTTCCAGGTCGTTTTGGTGCCGACCTTGGCGCCGTTCTTGGTGTAGCCGGCGCCGATCCCGCAGCGGGTGATGGCGACGCCGGTGCCGGGGGCCGTGGTCAAGGCCCGCTCCAGCTCGATGGTGGTTGCGGTGAGCGCCTTGATCCGCCGAGCCTCGGTGCCTGCGCCAACCTTGATGGCGTCACCGATACGGAAACCTGCGGTGATCGGGCTGGTGACCACGGTGAGCATGGTCGTAGTGCAAACCGTAACACCGTGGGTGTTGACGTTGATCGGCGTGGCGGTGAAGTCCTTGAACAGGATGTCGGCCCGGCCGTCGATGCGCTCTTCGTTCTGATACTTGGCGGTGGAAGGTGACATGGGTCTCTCCTTTGCAAAGGGTTCGCAAAGGAAAGGCCCCGCCGGAGCGGGGCCAGGGGTTTCAGTCGGCCGGGTAGTCGACCTGCAGGGTGATCGTCGCCCGGAACTGCCCGGGTCGCATGGCGGGGTCTTGTATCTGTTTCCACCCATCGCCATCCAAGCGTCTCAGGGTGGCGGTGCCGATCGCCGTCGATGGGTCGCCCGGGTTCGAGTAGAGCGGGACCAGTTCCGTCGCCCCTGGGCTGCTCAGGCCAATCGCCCGCAAGGCTGCTGCCAGCTCCTTTTCAAGGGTCATCTCGTTGCCGCTGCCACGGGAGCGATCGAGCTGCACGAGCCGGGTAAACGACTGGTCGGATTGGCCTTCCTGCTCGGCATCCCACCAGACCCGCCACTCCATGCCTGCGGCCTCGGTCTCGGCCTCGAAAACGATCTTGTCGCCGGTCGCCCCAGGCAACGGCAGCTTGGTCGCCAGCCACACATTGACCGAGCCCCGGACCTGGGCCGCATCAGCCATTCATCATTCCCCTCAGCTCGGCCTTGACGTTCTCTGCCAGCAATTGCCGGATCTTGGGCATCGTCCGACGAACAGTGAAGTTCGGCCGCATGCCCCTGATCCAGGCGAAGTACACGCCCTCATGCCCCATCCAGTTGACCGGGCCCAGTGCCTTGGCGTGCTTGGGCTTGATGATCTGCTTGGGCGCCCCAGGGTATTCGGAGTAGATGCCGGTGCCGTATTCCAGGTAGACCGCCACCTCAGAGTCGTTCTCAATGAGGACGGTCAGGTCACTGGGCGTGGCGTACTTCGCCACCCGCCACCGGAGCCGGGTGTTACCGGTGTCCCCCGGCGTGGCCTGGGCCAGCAGTTCGACTGCGGCATCTGCCGTGTCGTTTAGGGCCCTGGCCACCGCTTCCCGCAGGCCGTCCCCGTTCAGCAGGGACTGGAGCTTGGGCGGTATCTTCGCCTGAAACCTAGCCATTGCCGGACTTTTTCAGCCGGGCCAACACCCGCCACTTGGTCACCACACCAAAGGGTGCCTTGGTCGGGTCGATGCGCTTCGGTGCCAGCTCCTCCGATCCGTAGAGGATGACGGCTCCGGCCGTCCGTAGCTGGTCCTCAGTGACCAGGGCAGCCGGGAAGATGAACTCCCGATCGCCTGCCACATAGTCGCCAAGCAAGGCCTGGGCCTTCTCTACCGAGAGGTTGCGGACCTCGCAGACCTGGCCGAAGTCCACCAAGGTCGTCGGCACCGCCGCCGGCTTCTCCTGGTAGGCCGGTTCATAGTCCGGCACCACGTTGGCCCGGAGGGTCACCGGCTTATCCGACTTGGGCACCTTCTGGCGGACCTTCAGGGCGGCGGCCCGGAGCTTTTCGCCCTTACCCACGGGCCACCCCCGGTGTCATCGACCAACCCAGCATGGGGGCGAGCTGGCGACGGAGGTGGCGGCGGGTCCGTTCGGGGTTGGCGTCAAGGCCTTCAGCGCTCAGCTCGTCGGCGTCGGTGAACACCTCACCGTATGCCGTCAGGATGGTCCGCACCTCGGCGCCGATGCCCTCATAGACCCCGGCGTCGGTCTCGATGGCGGCGAAGACCTCATCCAGGGCCGTGGACGTCGCCGGGATGCCCAGCAGCGTCTTGGCCCTGACCTTTTCCTGGGGAGTGAACGTGAAGGCCATGGCGGCTTACTCCTGGGGCTTTGCTGCGCCGGCCTTGGTCGACGGCTTCTTGGCTTCAGCCAGTTCGGCCTTCAGGCGCTCGTTTTCAGCGGCACGCTCAGCGGCAATGCCTTGCACCCGCTCCAGCTCGGCCGTGACCGCCGTCCAGTCGCCGGGGGTCGGACCCTCGCCCTTGTGGTTGGCGGCCGCGATCTCGCGCAAGTTCTCCTCCTCATCGCCGGAGAGCTGCCGGTACTCCTTCTCATCCCCGGCCAGGCGCTTGGCCAGGTCGGAGCCGGCATCGACTTCGAAGACCTTGCCGGTGACTTTGTTCAAAAACCAGATGGTCGGTTGCATTGGCGTTTCCTCCTGTTGCATGCAAAAGGGGCGCCCCCGTGAGGACGCCCCCAGCCTTGCCCTGTCCGGCTTAGCTCTTGGTGCAGGTCAGAACGGCTGCGGCGGTCGGTCGGACAACCTTGGCGCCGTAGACGTGCAGGCCCTTCATCGCATCAGCGAAGCGCTTTTCAGGCCGGTAGCCTTCCACCGAAACGATCTGGTCGGCATAGGACCAAGCCATCTTGTGGCCGGCGGTGATCTTGTACTTGGTGCCAGATACCACCGGCGAGTTGTTGGACTTCAGGACCGTGAAGCCGGCAGCCTCACCGACCTGGCCATTCCGCAAGACCTGATCGCCGGTCGGGGTGCCCGACTTGACGAACCGGTCATCCTTTTGCAGCCGGCCATGGTACCAGGGCGGCAGGATGACCCAGCGGCCCTCTTGCGGGACATTGGCTTCGTCCAGCATGACGCCCAGATCCACGAGGTATTCGTAGGCCTTGGCGGCGGTGTCAATGGCGATCGGCGTGGTGTCATCGCCCAGGGTGTTGGTGAAGGCCGTGTACAGGCCGGCGATGTAGGTATCCGACACGTCCCGCAGGCCGTATGCCGATTCCCGCATCGCTTCGTCCATGACCTTGGGGGTCTGCTGAGCCTTGTCGACGTCATCGACCTGGAAGTTGAAGAACTTCTGCTGATTGATCAGCAGTTCACGCTGAGCATCGGTCAGGGTCTCCGGGGCGGTGATGTCGGTGTTCTTGACGTAATCACCGATCGTCACACGGCCGATGGAGTTGATCTTGACGGACGAGCCGGCGCCCCGGATTTCGCCCTCATACTCCCGGCCGATGACCAAATCCTGGCCATAGACGTGGGCCTTGTTGAGGTTCGCCAGCAAACGGGCGGACCAGAGCGCCGGAATGAAGTTATTGAGTGCCATGGCGGGCTATCTCCTCTACGTGATAGGGCCTTCGGCCATCTGCTTGGAGATGGCGGCCCAATTGGCATTGATCTGGTCCGGGGTCATGGCCTCGATCTGGGCCTTGGTGAACTTGCCGCCGGCCCCGGTGCCGCCGGTCGTGGTGCCCGAGCCAGCCCCGTTGGTGCCCGAAGGCTCCAGGAAGAAAGGCCGGGTCGCCAGGAAGTCTTTTACATACTCGTCGGGAGACATCTTTTCGCCCTTGGCGTTGAATTTGACGCCAGTCACCGCCTCATTGAGGACCAGTTTTCCGGCCTCGTCGTAGGTGAAGTGACCGGCCAGCGTCTCGGCGACGATGGACTTGGCGTCAGCCCGAACCTTCAGGCCTTCGGCGATGCCGCTGATGAACAGCTCCTTTTCCCGCTTTTGGAGGGATTCGGTGGCCTGCTCGGCCCGCTTGTTCGCCTCCTGAACCTGGGTCTGATAGCCCTGTTCCTTCTGGCGCCAAACCTCGTCACCCTGTCCGGCGGCCGGCTTTTCCTTGCCGGTCGGAGGCGGGGTGCCGTCGCCTTTCAGCTTGGTGTCCAATTCCTCGATCGAGGCCACGCCGTAGCGCTTCAACAGATCGCGCTCGTATTCGTTGCGCCCCGCTCGATGGCCTTCCTGTTTCTCCTTGGTGGCGATCTTGGTGAGTTGGTCCTGAGTGATACCGCCGGCACCGCCGCCGGCATCCCCGTTACCCTGATCACCTCCTTGGCCGGTACCGCCTGCAGCGCCGCCACCAGTCGCCCCGGTGGCACCGCCACCCTGACCACCAGCCGCACCACCGCCACCGGCCCCACCATCGGGGGCAAAAGCAATCGTCATCAGGCCACTGAGAACACGAGAAAAGCGCATGAATGTCTCCCTATCCGCATCTGATCTGCGCCCATGGGTAGCGGTGTCCGCCAGGGCTGTCCCGGTAACCGCCGGGTACGGTCAAAGAAAGAGGCCGCCCCGTCTGGAGCGGCCACAAAAAACCGTCGTGCTATGATTGGGTCATCAGGTCTCTGCTGACACGGTGAACCTCCCGGCCGTAGCACCCGCCGCAAGGTGGGGAGCGCCAGAGGGGAATTGGGAGTCCCTCAAGCGGAGACCTGATGCCTATTTCAGGCCGTCCCGGATGATCTGCCAGCGCTTGCGGGCCCTGGCGATGTCCGCTTTCTGTGCGAACCGGATCGAGGTCAGGAATACGCCCTCACCGCTCTGTGTCGCCTTCAGCGCCGCATAGATCAGCGTTTCCGCCTTCTGCATCACCACCAGCGTCCGGTCACCGTCCTTGGCGATCAGGTCAGCCCCGGACACCAGCGACGGGATGGAGGTGTAGACCACCGTTGGCAGCTCGGCGTGATGGGCCTTCTGCTTGGTCATCGTGGCCCCTGAGAGCTGCACGACGTCCGTTTTGGCACCGATCGCCTCCCGCAGGTCATCCGGTAGGGTGGCCACCTGGATCGCCTCTTCTGGCTGCCACTGGTCCCTCTCGACAAACCGCCGAATGGTCTCCCGCCGGGCGTCCTTCGGTTGGGACAGGGCCTGCACGGCTTTGGCCACGATGGCTTTCAGCTTGCGGACCACCAGCCGGCAGCGGCACCGGGGATGGGAGCACGGGCGCATGCCCCGCCACCCGTCGTCGGCGACGAAGTTCTCATCGACCGGGATGCCGGCTTCCGGTCCGTTGTACTTGCGGTGCAGGCTCCGGCAGCGGCGTGACGTCACATTGTCCAGGTTCGCCATCCAGCCCTTGCCCACCGGGCGGCCATCGGCCTGGGCCTTCTCGATGGTCTTCAGGTGGCCGTCGTTGAAGGCGTCGCCCATCTCCGTCCGGGCCATGGCTTCGGCCCGGTCCTCGACGGACTTGAAAACGCCCTTGCGAATGCCGTCGAGCGTCAAGCCGGTAGCGGTGATCTGCTTGATGACCTGCTTGGGGTGCAGACCCTGGCCAATGCCTACCGCAATCTCGGTACGAATGCCGGTGAGCACGGACTGGGTAACACCCTTGATCTTCTCGCCGGCCTTCAGGGTGACCCACTCGACCGCTTCAGGGTTCAGGCGGCTCAGCCCGGCCACTATGCCCTGATCACCCAAGGCATTGCCCGTCTCTGTGGCGGCCGTCTTGGCGCCGAAGCGGGCGTTACCAGCCACCCGGGGCAACAGGGCATCGCTCAGGCGGCTTTCCAGGGCCTTGATTTGCTTCTCCACCTGGACGAGCATCGACTTCCGGTGGGCGAAGGTCATCGGGGCGTCAGGGCCTCCTAGTTCGACCAGGCGCCCGAGCAGCTCCAGCCTGGTCTGCTCCCAGACCGCCAGCACCGCCTTGGCCGCTTCGTCCTCGGCATCCAGTAGCCGGCGCTCGATGTCGTCTGGTTGCTGTGGCACCGCCTACCTACCCCTCTCCGATCAGTGCCCCAGGTGCCAGAAGCCGCAGAACCGGCACCGATAGACGAACAGCAGTTCGCCGCCCACGTCCTTGATCTTGGCTTTGGCCCATTCGCCCTCGTGGCGCCTCTTGAAACGGCGCTTAGAGCCGCATTCCTTTCGCCGCACCTGGCGACGGATGCGGTCCGGCAGCGCCTTGTGGCTGGTGTCCCGCATGGGTCACGCCGCCGCTGCCGCTGGTTGCTTCTGCCCCTGGCGATCGGCCGGCGGTGCCTGCTGCTGGTCCTGGCCGTTGGCGGCAGTGCCGCCCTGCTGTGCGCCGTGCAGGTCGCCTTGTTCGGTCTCGATTCGGGCTTTGATTTCCTCGTCGATGATGGCCAGAACCTCGGCCGGCAGATCCGGCAGCGCCTTGCGGGCGATCGCCTGACAGAGCATGACCAGAAACGTCGGACTGAACCGGCCGGGCAGCTCTTGAAGCATCACGGCGTTGGCCAGGTCGTCGGACAGGCTGGACACGTCGAACTTGGGCGGGTAAGTCACCAGATCGTCCGGAATGTCGCCCTTCCCGCCGTTCCACAAGTCCACCAGGCGATACAGGGCCATCTCGGCCTTTTGCAGGTTGGCGGCGAACGACACCAGGACCGCACCCAAGCGCTGGTCAAAGTCGATCTGCTGAGCGGTGCCACTTTCGGCGGCGCCTGACTTGCTGGATTCGTTCCGCAGGCTGGCAAGCTCGTGGGACTGCTCCAGCTTCCGGGAGACCGCATCGAGCAAAAGGACTGCCTGGGCGGCGTCCGGGCTGATGTACTGCGGCCCTTGCTTGGCGTCCGGGTTGGTCCACAACACCGAGTTAAGGCCGAGCTTGACTGCCGCCTTCAGCATGGTTTCGTTGATCTTGCCGGTAGCGTCGATAAGCGACACGTCCAGCAGATCCTGAGGCATGACGAGCTGTGAAAACGTCTGCTTGTGCAGGATTTCGTTCAGGCACGACAGCAGGCCGGCGATTTCCCGATCAAGCGGGGCAATATCGTCCACCAGGCCGACCGACAGCCATTCGTTGCCCTCCCGGAAATCCAGGAAGTGGCCCGGCACGCAATCCTTTTTGAAGCCGTGCGGGATCTCCCCGGTGGGTAGCCGGCCATCCGTCGGGGTCAGCTCCTCGTACCCGTCCGGCTTGTCTTTGTTCGCCATGAACAGGCGCCAGCCCTTGCGGGTCCACAGGCGATACCGCGGCTTGACCTCCATCGTGGATTTGATGGGGTCGGCGTCGTCACGGAACCATTCCCGCAGCAGAACCCAATTTAGCTGGCCATCAGCGCCCCAACTGTAGTTCAGGACGTCTTCAGGGCCGACCATGTAGGCATACGGCGCCTTTTCATCGGCCTTGGTGGCGGCGTAGCCCTCTGGCCGGTCGACCACCAGGAAAACCCGGTACAGGCTGCCGTAGGCGGCAAAGGCCCGCATCTGGTCAATCAGGCTGTCGCCCTTTAGCGACGCCTTTTTGCGGAAGTCCTCAATATGCTTGCCTGCCGCCTTGCGGGTCGCCGGGGTCCGGAAGATGTGCCCGACGTAGGTATCCACGACCTTACGGGTGATCGGCAGGCGGGTAGCCCGCTTCACCCGGGCTTTATAGGCGCCGTCATCCTCAAGCTGGTACTGAGGCAGGTTTTCGCAGTTGAACCACTCGGGCCCGCCTTCGTAGCTCTCCCGCAGGAACTTCCAGAACGGCAAACGGTCGTCGTATTTGGGCGTCCGCTTGTCGAGAAAGGGCTTTTCGGCGTCGCCAGCCATTTCCGAGACGCTGCGGTACTCGGTTTTGGTAGTGGCTTGGGTCATGACCTCGAACTCCCGATCGTCTGATAGCGGACCTTGCCGAAAAGCGTCTGCTCACGGTAACGACAGGCGTCCATCCCGTGATCGTTCTGTTTCAGCGGCTTGTCTTCGCCCTTCTTCTGGGCCTTGGGACACCACGAATAGGTGCCGAACTCGCGGGTAAGGTTGGGGCAGCGGGTGCGATGGACCCACATCTTGTCCCGCCCCAGTCGATTGGAGACACAGCGGATGCCGGGAACAACCTCGTTGTCGGCATCAACGACGTTGAAGCCCTTTTGTTTCAGGACCACCCGGAACGAGGCGGCAGACGGGTCTAGGAACACCCGGCGGGGGTGGATGTCGCCCAAGAACTCGATTAGATCGGCCATGTACTGGTCATCGGATTTCGAGGCCTTTTCCCGGCCGTCGTACCAATACTCCCGGTCGTACCAGGATTGATCCCCCTTGGCGCCCACGAGGTAGGCCGCAAAGGGGTTTCGAGTGCCGTAGTCAATGGTCAGGTCGTAATAGTCGAACTCCGGCGCCTGCCCGTCCGTGTAGCCGTGCCGCTCCAAGCTGAACACGTCATGGATGAGGCCTTCGGCCAGGCACCACAGCCCCAGCACGAACCGGCGATAGAACAGGCCAGAATGGCTGCGCCGGACGTCGGCCTTGTAGTCCTCGGACAGCGCCAGATTGTCGTCAAGGGTGAAATGCCAGTACTGGAGGTAGCCGACCAGTTCGGCCATCTTCTCGATGTACTTGACGTGAATCCAGTGGAACGGCGAGTCAGGGTTGGTGGTCCAGATGGAGCAACCCCGGCCGGCGCTGCACCGCATGAGCGACTGAACCAGCACGTTTTCAGGGATCAGCGTCGCCTCATCGACGTAGCAGCCCCAGATGGTCATGCCCCGGATCTTGTTTTCGGCCCGGACGTCGTTGGCGCCCACACAGTGGATCACCCGGCCGTACAGGACAAGGCAGCCCTCGGTGTAGTGGGCATGCCATGGCCCGACGATGAGCAACAGCGTGTCGATGATGTTGCGCTTCAGCGTGTCAATCGTGACACCCAGCATCAGGAGCTGCGCCCCGGGCGGGGTTTCCTCCCGCACATACCGGACGAACCGGATGATGCTGGAAATCGTCTTTCCTGACCGGACCTGACCATCAAGCAGGTTCAACCGGGTCAGCGGCGCCGTGATGACCTCAAGCTGGCGCTCGCTGAACGGCTGGTAATCGAAGACGGGCGAACCAATCTCGGGCGTCATGGCTCGGCCTGGCCTTCTGTCTCGGCCTGGCGCTTCTGCCGCAACAGCTCGGCGCTCTTCTCGATCGCCTTGGTGAGCGCATCCATGGGGGCGTTGGGATCGCCGCCCTTCTGGCCCTTGGCCTTCTCGATCGCCAGGCGCTCCCGCTCCAGTTCCAGTTGCTCCCGCTTCAGCTCCCGCAGCTCGGCGTTGTGGCGGATGGCCTCACGGTCAGTGGCGTTCCAGCCCATGAGCTTGGCGAGCTGGGCCCCGGCGGCAAGCTTGTCGTACGTCTTGATCTCCATCGAGACGCCGAACATGCCGGGCTTGTAGCTGATGCTGGCAATCGTGTTGGCGACGTCGGCGCCCAGCCCCTCGTGGAACTCTTCCTTGGCGTCGCCGTTTGCGTCCCGCTCCTCGTGTACGCCGTCGTGGCTGAAGTTCGGCTTGAAGTAGCCGGGGCCCCATTCCCCGATCTTGCGGGGATCCAGGCGGATGACGTTGGTCAAGAGCTGGACAACCTCAACCTCGTTGATCCCGACGACGTCGGCGGCGTTCTCCCGGAGCTGCTGAATGCGGGCTTGGATCTTGGGCCGCTGCAGGAGCTGATACGCTTGGGCCGCCTGAGCGACATGGTCAGAGGCCTTGTATCCGGCCCGGCGGACAGCCTCAGCGCCGTTGCCCTTGCACAGGAGGTAGTGCGTGCAGAAGGCATCTTCCAGCATTGAGAGCTTGGAGCCTTTGCTGCCCCGCTTAGCCGCCTTGCCGGCCTTCTTCTTGCCGGCCATTGGTCACCTCGTCACGTCGTTTCCGGCGGCGCCGGGCCTTGGGCGATCGGCTGACCGCTTCGGCCTTTGACCGCTTGGCGTGGCCCTCGGGTCGCCGTGGCGCCCGCTGCTTGCGGCCGCCGGTCATGCGCCGATGCGGCGCCAACTATCGGCGATCCCCTCGGGGACGACCGGCCGGCCAGGTGCATCGGGCAGGAACCGCCCGGACTTCTCTGGTTGCATGAAGTCCATGGCGCTCAGCCCCTGCATCACCGGCACTCGACGGTACTCCCCGGCCCTTGGGCCCCGTTGGTACGTGGGCGTATCAGCCCTGTCATCGCCTGCGAAGTCGTTGATGATCCGGCATGGGACGTTGGTGCGGCCACGCATATTGCGGCTGTCGCCGGAGAACCCCACGGCGTGATCGTGCTGAGTCTTTTGCTTCCGTCGTCCCACGTTGTGACCCTCCCCGGCTCAATCGAAAGGCCCCCAGCGGCATCACCTGGGGGCCTTAAGGTCGGGTCACCGAGAGTTGAAAGCGCCCGATCGGATCGAGTGCTTCGGGCCGTCGGACATCACCTTGGATGCGTCGTCCCGGTGGAAGCTGTGGACGTTCTTGTGGTTCTTGGCGATGCCGTCGGAGTCCCGACCGCTGTCGTGGCGAACCGCCTGGGTGAACTGGTAGCGCTTGTGCTGTCCGCCTTTGGTCGCCATCTGGCCTCCGTTGGGCATGGCTGGTCCGGCTTCCGCCGATCGACCCGCAGGGATCGTGCTACCCGAGCATCACGGGATCTGCTGAAAGCAATCGATTGGTAACTATCCTAGCATGGCTGAAACCATGTCTGCAAGCGTGTTTCAGGTCGTTTCAACTCGCACCAGGCTGTTCCATTTCGGCATAAGGAGGTCTTACTCCGAGCGGCGCCGACGCTGCTGGAGTTGACGAGGGACCAGAGTCTCCACGCTGGTACCGGCGATAGAGCTTGAGCTTCCGGCGTCCCTTGGTTGCGCACTTAGCACTGCAATAGACGTCAGTGCCTGCCATTGGCCAGAAACGCTTTCCGCAAACCCGGCAGTGGTATTGCCCGAGCACCCGGATTGCGTCTGATGCCATGTCGTCGCCCTCCGTTCTGTAGTTTTCTGTAGTCGCTTGATGTTTACCGCAAAGTGATTACGTGCCCTGCAATGGCTCCCTGTCGAGGCTGAGCAGGCGTGTATCAACCCGCAGGCCGAGATAGGTAACAATCGCCTCGTACGCGGCCTGGGCCCCATAGCAGACGAGCGCTTGATAGCCCTCGGCTCTCAGGCGGGCCAGCCAGATGTCTTGCCCGCCGCTTGTCTTGCCCCCATCGGCCTTCAGCTCGACGTACAGGCCGTGGTAGCCACGCCGAGCAACTGGCAGATGCAGATCCGGCACGCCGGCTTTCACGCCCTCCACCCGCAGCCTGGCGGCCGTGGCGGCGTCCCGTGCCCCGCCGTTGGGGATGTGGTACAAGAGCTGCAGTTCGGCGATCGTCGTCCCCTGCTTGGCGGCCCAGCGCATCAATCGCACTTGGTGGTCGCCCTCAGAAACCTTGTGTGCCTTACGTTCCAT